AAAGACTTACAGCAGAACTAGTAACACTTGTACCAGGCGGACAGGGATACTATTGGATTAACGGATAATGAAAGCAACAGAATTTATAGCAGAAGAATACGAACAGTTTTACACTGAGACTGCCAAAATGGTTTGGGGTAGAACAACTGGTACTGCCAAAGGCGGAAAAACCAAATTGCGTTTTCGTTGCTCATCAGGACCACGAGCAGGTAGACAAGTAAGTCATCCGTCCAAATGTCATCAACAATATAATGTTGCTAAAGCACAAAAAATGAAGACAACCAGAGCTAGAACTGGACCTACAGCAGTACGTAGACAACAAAGAACTAAGTCCATTAACACAGCAAGTGTGTTAGCACGTAAACTTAATACGGGCAAAGGCGGACAGCCAAGACCTTATATTTAGACTTGACATTCCTGTAAGTGATGCTATAATGTATAGTATTACTTAGGAGATATCATTTATGATTATAGGCATTTGCGGCTTTATTGGCTGCGGCAAAGACACAGTAGCAGATTATCTAACAAACGATCACGGCTTTAGAAGAGAAAGTTTTGCAGGAACACTAAAAGATGCAGTGTCCTACGTTTTTGGTTGGGATAGAGAAATGCTCGAAGGTAGATCTAAAGAAGCTCGTGAATGGCGTGAACAAATAGACCCGTGGTGGGCAGAGCGACTAGATATGCCAACTTTAACACCAAGATGGGTATTGCAATATTGGGGTACAGAAGTTGCTAGAAAAGGCTTTCACGATGATATTTGGGTAGCAAGTTTGGAGAACAAATTACGTAATAGCACAGATGATGTTGTTATTAGCGATTGTAGATTTCCTAATGAAGTTAAAGTTATACACGAAGCAGGCGGTAAAGTTATTTGGGTAAAACGTGGAGATTTACCTAGTTGGTACGTAACTGCACAACAAGCAAATGAAGGATCAAATTCTCACATCAACGAAATGAAACAGCAAAAAATACATCCTAGCGAATGGGCGTGGATTAATAGTAAGTTTGATGCTGTAGTTGAGAACAATGGATCTATTGATCAGTTGTATGCACAGGTTGAAAATCTGCTAGTAGTCAGCCACTAAGTCACCCTGTTTCCAGCGTATATTTTCTTTAGATAACACGCTCCTACAATTAGCACATACAGTTTTTAGATTTTGCGGTCTGCAATTATCAAGGTTTTCATCTACGTGAAATACTCTGAATACTTCTTTGTGTGGTGATCGAAAGCCGCATTTATCACACTGTTTTTTAATTTTGTATCCTGCACGTTGCCATCTAGGCACACCGTGATACAGTCCGTGTTTACTGCAAGCCTCACACAAACTCCTGTAATATGTCTTACCTTGCTTCTTATAGTTAACTGCACGGGGTCTTAATCCGCACTTACATAGTGGTCTCATACATATATTTACACCTTTTAGACCCCTTTTTCTTACGGTATAAACAGCACTTTTTTGATAATCCTACTAAATACATTAGTAATACAGATTAGGTATAACAATATACTTTTACATTACCAGGAGAAACAGGAATGGCACTACAATCACCAGGCGTTGAAGTAACCGTAATAGATGAGAGTTTTTACACCCCCGCTGAACCGGGTACTACTCCTCTTATCGTAGTTGCAACAGCCCAAGATAAAATTAACGCTGCTGGCACAGGAACTGCTTCAGCGACAACAGCCGCAAATGCTGGAAAAGCATTTAAGGTAACATCACAGAAAGAATTAGTAGATCTTTTTGGAGTTCCAAACTTTGAAAAGACAGCAAGTAATACTCCAATTCACGGAAGTGAATTGAACGAATATGGTTTGTTAGCAGCATATTCATTGCTAGGCGTAAGCAACGCAGCATTTATTACTAGAGCTAACGTAGACTTAGGTCAACTGGCAGGTACAGCGGATGCTCCGGGAGCGAATCCAAATGATGGTACTTGGTGGGTTGATACTAGAGGAACAACTTGGGGTATCCAGGAATGGAATGGCGCTGCAATAACAACAACAGGCGGCCAAAAATTTACTAACAAGACTCCAATTGTTTTAACTGATACAGATACAACTAAAATTGATTCCGGTACAGGATTACCTAAAGGTTCAGTAGGTGCTATCGGAGATTATGCAATCGTTTTTGAAACAGTAGACGGTTCAGGAACATTTACTGCAAGTAAAGAAACAGCAAGAGTGTATTACAAATCCGCTGGTAATGGTGTTTCTCCAACAGCAGGTACTTGGGTACTTGTTGGTAGTAATGATTGGACTGCAAGTCACCCAACAATTACAGGTGGCACATTTACTGCATCAAGTGGTAAGTTCAGCATCAACAGCACAGACTTTGAAGTAACTGGCACACTTGACGATTTAGTAACAGCAATTAACGGACAGATTAGCAGAACACAAGGTATCTATGCTAGAAACGTAAGTGGTAAACTTTACCTTTACGCACAAGGCAAAGAGCAAGATGCTAACAATGCAGACTCAACATTAACACAAGCAATTGTTATTGATGATGCAAGTACAAGTCCAGCAATTGACTTTGCTACATTAGGTATTGCAAAAGGAACTTATTACTCACCTGCATTACAGCAAAGCGCACATACAACTGTTCCACAATGGAAAACAGGCGACAGTGCTCCAAGACCAACAGGAAGTGTTTGGTTAAAAACAACTGAACCTAACAATGGTGCAAGATGGAGAGTTTATAACTGGTCATCTGCAACAACAACTTGGAACGCAGTTAACAGTCCAATTTACGGAACAGGACACGAGGCTATATATTGGTTAGACAGAAGCGGCGGCGGCACGAACATTGCTACTGATGCAATTTTTGTACAATCAAACAGCAACGAACATAGTGGTTTTGATGCTACTCCATCAACTGCAACATTTAGAATGTGGCGCAGAGCAGGAACTGGCAACACTATTATTAAGTCAAGCGAAATTACATCATCTACATTTACTTCAGGTATAAACACTGTAGAAATTTCAGAAAGTGTAAAAGGAAGCGCAAGTTTAGCAACGGCAATTAGTGTGTCGTTTACAGCAACTGGTGCAACTACAGACGCAGACTTACTTGCTGACGCAGTTAACAGTGCAGGCTTTACTAACATTGAAGCAGCAGTAACAACTGATAACGAAGTACAAATTTTCCACAAATTAGGTGGAGACTTTAGATTAAAAGACGGTGCTAACACACCAATTGCAGCGGCTTTCCCAGCATACAACATTAACACTTTAGCAGGCACAGCAAACTTATATGCTGCACCAGCAGGAAGTGATGATGACTTTGTAGCAAGTTTATGGCAGCCACTAGCAGCAAGTGACTTTAAAGCAAGTTCAGACAATCCAGAAAATGAACCAGCAGACGGACAACTTTGGTACAATCCAGAGTTTAGCGAAGTTGACATTATGGTACACAATGGTACTACTTGGGTTGGATATCAAAATGTTTATGCTACAACTTCACCAAATGGCCCAATTGTTTCAGCAACTGAGCCAAGTGCAACTACTGGACAATCAGATGGTACTGCACTAGTAGATGGTGATCTTTGGATTAGCACAGCAGATTTAGAGAACTTCCCAACTATTTACAGATGGAACGGAACTACACTTGCTTGGGTACAAATTGATAAAACTGATCAAACTACAGAAGAAGGTGTACTGTTTGCAGATGCACGTTTTGGTTTATCAGGTGCTACTGGTAACACAGCAGCAGAAATCAAAGACTTACTTACAAGCGACTACTTAGATCCAGATGCTCCAGATCCTGCACTTTATCCGCAGGGTATGTTGTTATGGAACTTACGTAGAAGTGGTGGTAACGTTAAGAAGTACAACAACAATTACATTGACACAACTGCTGATAATGAAAGATTTAACAACAGTGAGTCAATGACAAACTACGCAACAGACAGATGGACTACTGAGTCAGGCAACCAAGAAGATGGTAGCGGATCATTTGGTAGAAAAGCACAGCGTATGGTTGTTACACAAGCATTGAAATCTGCAATTGACACAAGTGATGAGATTAGAGACGAAGAAAGACGTAACTTTAACTTAATTGCTTGTCCAGGTTACACAGAAACAATGAGCAACCTTGTTAACTTAAACATTGACAGAGGCTTAACAGCATTTGTAGTTGGTGACACACCATTTAGATTACCAGCAGATGCTACATCACTAACAAACTATGGTTCTAATGCAGAACTAGTTGTAGACAACAACGATAACGGTATTGTTACATACGATGAGTATATGGCAGTATTTTATCCAAATGGATTTACAACAGACCTAGGCGGAGCAAACGCAGTTGTTCCTAGCTCACATATGATGCTAAGAACTATTGCACTAAGCGATCAAGTATCGTTTCCGTGGTTTGCACCAGCAGGTACAAGACGTGGTGGAATTAGCAATGCTACAGCAGTAGGATTTATTGATGCAGCGACAGGCGAATTCCAAACAGTTGCACTTAACGAAGGACAGCGTGATACGTTATATGATCAAAAGATTAACCCAATTACATTCTTTAATGGTGTTGGATTAGTTAACTACGGTCAGAAGACAAGAGGCAGAAATGCATCCGCGTTAGACAGAATTAACGTTGCAAGATTGGTAGTATACTTACGTAGTCAACTTAATAAATTGGCTCGTCCGTATATCTTTGAACCAAATGATAAAATCACTAGAGACGAAGTCAAACAAGCAGTAGAAAGTTTACTACTTGAGTTAGTTGGCTTAAGAGCTCTTTATGATTTCGCTGTTGTTTGTGATGAAACAAACAATACGCCAGCAAGGATTGATAGAAATGAACTTTATGTAGACATTGCTATTGAACCTGTTAAGGCTATTGAGTTCATTTACATTCCATTGCGTGTCAAGAACACAGGAGAAATATAATGCCTATTACATCACTTAATAACTTTGGGGTACCAACAGACGCAGGCAACCAAGTGCTCTTGATGCCAAAGTTAAAGTATCGCTTTCGCGTTACTTTACTTGGATTCGGAGTAAATGCTGCCACAGAACTTACTAAGCAAGTTGTTGATGTTTCAAGACCAAAAGTTGGTTTTGAAGAAATGCCGTTAGACGTATACAACTCAAAAGTATACCTAGCAGGTAAGTACACATTTGAAACATTATCGCTTAACTTACGTGACGATGCGACTGGCGAGGTACAAAAACTTGTCGGTCAACAGGTACAGAAACAGTTCGACTTCGTTGAACAGGCTTCTGCAAGATCTGGTATTGACTACAAATTTACAACTAAGATTGAAGTATTAGACGGTGGTAACGGAAATAACGCAGCAGGCGTTAACGTGCTTGAAACACAAAATATGTACGGTTGTTTCCTAACTAACGTTGATTACGGCGATGCAAACTATGGTACTAACGAAGCGATGCAAGTTGCACTAACTATACGCTTTGATAATATGGTACAATGGGGTGCAGGCGAGCAAGGCGTTGGTGTTGGTATTGGTGCTACTGTCGAAAGAACACTCGGCAACACTACTACTGGTGCTACAGCAGCTCAAGGCGCTTAATACTAGTTTTATTAAAAACACTAAAAGCCCGGATATTTTTCCGGGCTTTTTTTATGGCTAAATAATAGTATGGCCAACAAGTTTACAAGATTTCTAACAGATGTGTTCACAGGACTGTCAAATCCTAAAGGTAGAGTAGCGAACTATACACACGCTACTAGATTGTTTATTGATGATAATTTTAGACTTTCTCCTAAACACAAATACAACTACTACGTAAGAGTTGAATTAGATCCTTCAGCACATAAAGCACCTAACTTTACTGCTAAACACGCAGAAGAAGTTGGATTGTTAGTTAAAAATATCAACTTACCTAGTTTTAAATTTGATACAGAAGTTTTGAATCAGTATAATAGAAAGAAAATTATCTATAAGATGATTAATTATGATCCTGTACAGTTTACATTCCACGATGATAATCAAGGTGTAGTAAATGCACTTTGGGCATTGTATTACGGATACTATGTTGCAGATAGAAACTTACCTAACTCTGCATTTGACTTTAATCATTATCGTGTTACTGATACTAATATGGACCAGTATAGATATGGTTTAGATAATAATATTACCACACCATTATTTAAGAGTGTGCAAATCTACACAATGGGTCGTAGAAGATTTATTGGCTACGAATTAATTAATCCAAGAATTACATCTTGGCAACACGGTGACTTTGATTATCAGGCAGGAAGTGAACCTGCAGAAAGTACAATGCAACTGCAATATGAAGCAGTGAGATATTCAGCAGGTACTGTTAGTGAAGGTTCGCCTAAAGGCTTTGCAACTTTACATTATGATACTACACCAGGTCCATTGCAAATGGGCGGTGGCGGAGTAAGTAACTTACTCGGCAGCGGCGGCGTACTAGACGGATTAGAATCAGTATTTGGTGCTGTTGGTGATGGTAGTGCATTTAGTTCACCACAAGGTTTCTTAAGCACAGCAGTATCAGCAATTAACACTTACAAGAATGCAAAAGGTTTAAGCAAGGACAGTATCTTACAAGAAGGTATTAATATTTTAACTAGTCCAGCAGGCCAACAGACTGTTGCAAATACAATTAATGGTGTAGTAGGAGCAGTGTTTCCTAAGAATACAAACACAAAAGGAACTACAACTGCATCACCAAAAAAAGTATTAGGCGGTAGTGGAGTAGGTAGACAGGATATAGGAACATAATATGGCAGGCGAAGTACAAACTAACTTACCACAAAAAATAGTACAAGATAGTGGAGCAAGAACTAAATTATTCTTTGACACATATGGTAAAGAACCTTTATCTTATAAAGTTCCAGACATTGATGCTGCTATTAACTTTTTTAGAAAAAAAGGATTTACTGATCCTGCTGCAAATTTATCAGCAGCGGTTTTACTTAAACAAGCAAAACTAGAAAACATTCCAATTAATGAATTATTAGATACATTATCTGGTTTACAAGAACTACAAGTATCTGCATTAGTAGGCGAGATTATGAATAATCATAGACCGTCAACTTCAACACTTGGTTATAGACAAACTACACCAGATGTAAGTAAAGAACGTAATGTGGTTGTGTAAATGGCAAAGTTTGCACAGGGTCGCTACGTAGTTAAAAATCCTGCAAAGTATGTAGGTACAAAAAGTCCACTTGCAAGAAGCAGTTGGGAAACTGTTTTTATGCGTATGTTAGACGAACATCCAAGTGTAGCACAGTGGGCAAGTGAAAGTATTAAGATACCATACAAAGATCCGTTGACAGGAAAGTATTCAATTTATGTCCCGGACTTCTTTATTGTTTATAATGATAAGAATGGTAAGCAACACGCAGAAGTAATTGAAGTAAAACCTAAGAATCAAACGTTGCGTGAAAAAGTAGGTAAAAGCAGATTTAACCAAGAACAATATATAAAAAATATGGCCAAATGGGAGGCTGCTGCTGCTTGGTGTAAGCAAAAGCGTGTTAGATTCCGCATAGTTAGTGAAGAAGAAATATTTCATCAAGGTGCCAAGCGCAAATAAATACTATTATAATATGGTAAAACAATATGACCAAAAAGTTAGAAGAATTATTTAATATGGAAGATCAAAAAGTTGCAGAAGAACAAATTGCAACTGAAGAAGCACCTGTAGAAACTAAAGCAATTGATCCTGAAGTAGCACAAGAAGAAATCAAAAGTGTAGATGCTTCTTACAAAGCAATTGCACAAGTTACTAAGGACTTGCCACAAATGCGTGAACTAGACGCAATGGGCGAAGGTGAATTGGATCATCTTGCAAGTAAAGCAGAACAAGCATATGACGATCTTATGGATTTGGGTATGAATGTAGAAGTACGTTATAGCGGACGTATATTTGAAGTAGCAGGTAGTATGTTAAAGAATGCTATTGATGCAAAAACCGCTAAAGTTGATAAAAAACTTAAAGCAGTTGATCTACAACTGAAAAAACTTAAAATTGACCGCGATTCTCCAGAAGATCCCAATGAATTAGTGGATGGAACTGGCTATGTAATGCTAGATCGCAATGAATTAATTAAGAAATTAGGCGGAAAGGAATAAATAGTAATATGAAGACGTTTAAAGAATATCTCGCAGAGAGCAAAAAAGTATACAGTATCAAAGTAAAGGTTGCTGGAGAGCTTCCTGAAGGCTTTGGTGATGATTTGAAGTCAAGACTAGACAACAGAGGCATTGTTGAATTTGAACAATTGAAAACTACACCAGTTACTGAAACACCGCTAGACTTTCCACAGTTAGCAAACTGTGAAGTACATACGTTTTCATTGGTTACAGAATATCCTTGCACACCAACTGATGTTGAAAAAGAAATTTTTGAAATGGGTTGTTGTAAAGAAGGAATGTATGTAGCACGTAATGCATTAAGTCCATCAGAAGAGTATCAAGCAACTGACGGTAAGCGTGAAGGTGCATTGTTACACGATAACGAATACAAAGAAGGTATTGCTGTAGCACACAAAGATTATTTCGGTGATGAGTTTAATAAGTCATTTTTACAAGACTTATCCAAAACAGCAGCCGAACGTGCAAAAGAATTGGGGCACGATAAATTAAAAGCGGACGTTTACCAAGACGTACCAAAATTAAAACAAGATGACGCAGGTGTAAAAAGTCCTGTAGGGAGTAACTAATATGGATTTTCAAGAACTAGTACGTAAGATGACTGCTATTGATACCGCGCAAAACACACCTGTAGAAACAAAGACAGATGAGTGTGGTATGAACGAGATGCCACCTATGATGGCACCGAACGCACCAGATATGATGCAGCCAAAAGAAAAAGAAGAAGCAACAATGAATATAAACATTACTGCTAAAGGCGATGCAATTGACGACGTGCTAAAGTTAATGACGAAAGTTAATCCAGATATGATTAACCAGCCTGAAAAACCAGAGATGCCTACTTTATCAATTATGGCACCAGGTATGGACGGACCGATGGATGAACCAGAAGGGCCAATGCCTAAACCAATTAACAAATTAATTCCAGACTTCGACGGCGACAATGATGATATGCCAGGCGGAGAAAAAGATCTTCCTAAAGACCACGATAAAGATCACGTAATGATTAAGTCACTAGATAAAGACGGTGATGATGATCACGATATGGATGATCACGATATGGAAAAAGACGACAAAGATGATGATAAAAAGGATAAAGAAGAAGCGTGGGCAAACGAGCCTGACGAAGATGAAAGATCCGTTAATTATCAAATGACAAAATTACAAGGTGGAATGAACCGCAGAAAAGGAACACATCCTAAAGTTGCTGGTGCAGACAATCCTATGCAAAAAGTAAAAGAAGGCGACGACTTACGTGCTTCTATTAAAGCAGAATTACAAAAAGCGTTAGCAGAAACTAAAGGAGCAAAATAATGGCAGACTTATTAACATCAACGATTGGCGGTGGTAGCTCAGTATTAGTTGCAGCAAATAGAAAACCTGCAGCAGATGTTACTGCTATTGACTTCCCAGGTGGAAAAAATTTAACATTTTTTGAAGTTGATTTTGGAGCAGCAGCAAATGCTGAAACAGGTGCTAATGAAGCAATCCAAGCACTTATCGAAATTATCGGTAAGTATTGTACAATTGTTATCAGAGGCGACCTACACGCAACTAACCAAAAGATGTGTTTTGCAGTTGAACAATCAAATGCATCATTAGATTATGATGGTGCTGGAGCAGAAACACTAGTAGAACAAATTGAAGATGAATGTATTGCACTAGGTGCTACATACGGAAACAACAACTTCGATATGACTGCTGTAACTGCAACAGTTAAAACATCATTTGATTTCGCATAAATCATAAGTTTCATATTATCCAAATAGGCTCTTCGGAGCCTATTTTCTTCTATAAATACTTGTATGGCAAAGAGTTTAGATGGCGTTCAAATTAAGAAGGCCCATAAAAAACAAAAATATACACTTGAAGAAGTTAAGCACTTAGAGGCTTGTATGGATCCTATTACAGGACCATTATATTTCTGTGAAAACTTTTTAACTATTCAACACCCTACAAAAGGATCAATGAAGTTTGTACCATACGGATTTCAAAGAGAACTAATACAAGCATACGCAGAAAATAGATATTGTGTTGCTATGTTACCAAGACAGATGGGTAAAACAACTTGTGCTGCTGGTTACCTACTATGGTACACTATGTTTACACCTGAATCACAAGTTTTAATTGCTGCACACAAATATACAGGTGCGCAGGA